TCAGGCGCCAAGGCACTTCCTGGCCCATCGTTCCACTGCGGCATTCTCCGCATCGTCGCCCAGTAGGAGTAGAAACCCAGCGTTCTTACCAAGCGAAGCAGGTTCGATGGTCTTAATGATGCCGCGATCACGCAGGAACACCCAAGCGTCACTGATGCTTTTCTGGATGCTGTTCTCGCGGGTCTTCATCTTCGCCTCCGCATTGCCGCCCATCGCCTGTTCGGGAGTGAGCATCACCATTCCAAGCGCATCCGAAATAGCACGCCATCCAAGCGTGTAATAGCGGCACGGCACCTGCTTATCCATGAGCTTCTTCGGAGGACAATTGTTCTCGCTATCCCAATCGTATGTTTGCGAAGCCATGAACATGAGGACGAGTTCGGCGTTCTTGTTGAGGGTCATGTTGTCGCCGCGTCGTATCGCCATGCGTCCGGCACGGTTGACGTCGTATACGGCTTGCATGTTCTTGTAGCCCATATTTTCCACGTGTCTTTCCCTCCATGCCTAGCGCTATGCTGATGCACGGAGAATCTATGCAAACTGGTTTTCCGATTGCCCTTGTCGCTGTTCGAGAGCGGCAAGGGCTTTTTGCTACTTTCGCCTATAACTCTAACTCTACACATGGATATAATTACAACTACTGTCGGGTAGTAGATACTGATAGTTTGTCGGTGTAGCTCCAGTTACATGTATATAAGTATGTACATGGTTATACATTCTTCTTACATTGTGCGTTTGCCATGATTTTGCCAATTAAAAAGCGCAAACGGTCAGAAAGAGGGTATGAAAAACCCGCCTGCAACAAAACAGACGGGCACGAGAAAAACATGATTCACGCAGGACTGCTGGCGAGAGTGATAATCATAGTCAGGAAGCATACGCCGACAGCGACTCCAATCACAATCCAGCAATTTCGCACATGGATGGAATTACGCGACTCGATATAGTCCAGAGCCTTCGCCCTCACATTCCGCTCGATGGCATCTGGTGCGGAATCGGTCTTGGCCGTAATCTCATACAATTCATGCAACGTCGGCTTGCCGCCGTCCGCATCGTCGATGCATTCCAACTCATACTGGGTACGCCAGTCAATCAACCCGGACATGCGAATGCCGTTCCGCACCGCCGTCTGGATCAGCAGAACGAACGCGGCCATACCGATGGCGATACCGGCGATAACGCATATAATTTCCATGATGTCCTCCTTGCTCTCCTGCAATATGTCTCAACAAGGATTATCTCGCTAATTGACGGCTGATGAATCATGGGCGTTTCTCGAACAGGCCATCCTTGAGAATCTGCCTGTAATCCGCGAGAACCTGCATGGTCACGTCCAACTCCGCCGCCATATGCCAGGTGTCGCCGTCCCACGTCCGTTCGGCCATGGCGAACTCGGCCGGGCTTATCAACGTCAACGCCGTCTCGCGTCGCGCCCTACGCTCGCACTTCGCGCCGAACCGCGTGCCGCAGCCAAGATCACGGTACTTCGCATGCACAAGCTTATGGCATAGGGTGCAGAGCCTCTGCCGGTCGTTCAGCCAGTCGGCAAGCCATATCGTCCGCAGCCGGTCGCAGTACAGGCCGCAGGTAGTGCCGGGAATATCGGATTCCAAAACCTTCAACCCCATGGCTTCGGCCTGACGTTCCAAAACGTCGATGGTGATTCGAGACATTGTTCCCTTCGTATTATTAGGCGGCGGCATCACGAGTGAATGCCGCCGCCATATTCGTTGATGTCGTCAGTCTTCCGGTGTTTCGGCTTCGAGTCTCGCGTTCGGGTCGTCGTTCGCGGCCATGTCAAATTCTTCACGGTAGATGATCGGACTGTTCACCCAATCGGCGTCAGCGTTCTCCTTGAGACGGCGTGCGAGTTCCTGAAGCAGCTCGTCATTTGAAGCGTTTATTAGTGCATCTGATATTTGTAGTTGTGATATATCGCTGTCATCCAGCAGCCCAAGCGCGACTAGACCGTTTATAGCTGAAACTCCGTATGCGCGGGCGATTTTCACGACATTTTCCGGAGAGAGTTTCTCTGGGAGCTGCCGATAAAGGGATGAAGGGACGATTCCGGTGTTGTCAGCCACAGTGTTAACCGTATCTGACCCGACTGTCTTTTTATACCATGTTGCAATACTCATGTTTTGCATTATGCAATACTTCTTCCAAACTCGCAACACGCCGAGTGTCGCTCCTCGCTTGACTTTTTTCGCAATATGCGATTATATGAATTGCAGAAAGCAAAAGAAATATTGCAGGTTGCGAAAGGAATCACTGATGGCTGAGTACAAAATGCAGTTCCGAGACGGCTTCCTAGACCGAATCAAACAAATGAGCGGCCTCAAAACAGACGAAGCCTTCGCCGGAGCAATAGGAGTCAGCGAAAGCGTCCTAGCCAGAGCCAAAAAAACAAACGAATGCACACCACTCATGCTCATAGGACTCTACAAAGCATTCGGCTTCCAACCCGGAGAAATCGCCCAAATCAAACAAACCGCCTAACCACACCACACAACATCAAGGAACCACAATGAAAATCACCACGCCAAACGAAACCAGACAACAGAAGCTCGAATACCTCACCAACAACGGCTACCTGCACAATCTGCGAGGAGAAGGGTACCTATCCACTAAAGCGCTAAGCCTCCTCACAAAACTGCCAGAGGATACGTTCACCACCTTCATCCCCGATGATATGGAAGACGGAACCACAGGAACGGTGAACATTCCAGAAGATTCAGTGAAAGCCATGCGCAGAGGCTCCAAGGAACTCCAAGCCAAATACAACACCACCGACATGATCGACATTCTCTACGCGGAGGCAACCAAATGAGCAACGATATCGTCGAAGTCCCGTTCAACGGGAGTGCGATGATCGCTCAAAGGTTCGATGACGGTGAAATCTACACTGCGTTGAAACCTATCTGCGAGAACATCGGCATCGCATACAACGGACAGTGGGAACGACTCAACAGAACGCCATGGGCAACCATTCGTATGATACGAACAGTTGGCGCAGACGGCAAACAACGTGACATGGTGGCAATCAGCCGCAAGACGTTGACCATGTGGCTCGCCACCATCGACACGAACCGACTCAGCGACGAACAGGCCCGCCGCAACGTGACCGTCTACCAGCAGGAAGCCGCCGAAGCCCTTGACAAGTATTTCAACGAGGGTGGCGCAATCCGTGTTTCCGATGCTGATTCCGATGAAGACATTATGGCCCGTGCCGTGCTCGTCGCGCAGAAGACCATCGAACGCAAGAACCAGCAGCTCCAAGCCAAGGACGCGCAGATCAGGGAACTGGAACCGAAGGCTCAAGCGCTTGATGATTTCACGAACGTGGAAGACAGGCTGCTTGTCCGCGACGCGGCAAAGGTCCTGTCGAACGCCGGAACCCCCATCAAGGAAAAACAGTTGCGCGAATGGATGGCCGACCATAACTGGATTTTCAAATCCGGTGGCTCTTGGCGGGCAACCGCAGAGCATTGCGCTGCCGGTCATCTCGTGATGGTCATGTCCCAAAAGCATGGAGTCAAGGATGATGGCACGGAGTTCGCCTTCCCTCCCACCGTGCGCATAACCCGCAAGGGGTTGGCACTGCTGCACAAGCGTCTTGGCGAGATCGCCCTGGACAAGGCGCTTGACGCGGAGGTGGCGGCATGACGTTGTTGAATCCTCCGGCGCCACCGCATGAGTTCGTTCTTGACGAGGGTGGGCACTGCGTCTTCCGTATCAATGATCGGAAAGGCGGGTCAATCGTTGAAAAGGATGGACTCAAGACGAGCACATTGTATGAGATTCCAGAATCGAAACTGGCTGCGTTCATCCAATGGGCTTCCGACGTTCACGGCCAATCAAGATAGGAGCAGGTTTTGACAGACAGGATGGTTGTTGTCGAAGAGGAGATTTTCGACAGGCAGGAAGCTGCCAGGTTCTTCAAGCTTGGAACGGCCAAGTTCGACGAACTGTACGGGGGGTGCGCCGACTATCAGGGCGGCAAGACCGTCACATACAAGAAGTCGAAGCTTCTCGACCGTTACGACCAGGTGTGCGAGAGTCCACGGGAGGTTTCGGCATGAACGGCACTCGACCTGACGCGTGGAGCGTGCAGACGGGCATTGACTTGGATGCCATGCTTGCCGCCAACGCGGGTTGGATTGAACGGGTCAGACGTAAGACCAAACGTGACTATCAGCGGGACAAGCCGGTATTGCAGCGGGTGTTCGAGTCGCTTCGCACGAAATACGAGGCCGGTTTCAGTACCAGTTCGTATCGGATTGCGGAAGACCTGCAATTGGCTCAGAGCGTTGTCTACAGAAGTTTGCGCAAGCTTGTTTCCTATGGGCTTGCGGAAACGTTTCTGACGCATGGAAGACATTGTTTCAGGCCGACAGGCTTGGAACCGACGAAAGGATTTGATTGGAATGAATGACAGTGTTTTGGTGAAGCTTGACCAGCTTTTCGATAAGTTGAAGACCGCAAGCGACGGAGACGATTGGAATACCGTGCGCGGTCTGGTCGCACAGATCGCATCACTCGTCAAAGTGGATGAAAAGCCACTGCCCGAAGAGCCGAAGGAGCGGGGCTTCTATGTCACCGCGAATGATGGTCGGCTCCTGCTTAAGGACATCGATGATGACTGGTCGGCGCGCACATGGGATGACTGCTCGGCTAATCACATGTGGAATGGCAATAGACAGTATGCGAAGTGGCCGACTGTCTGCGAAACGCTCCCGCCTGAAGCCTTCCCACTCAAGCGAGTGAACACTGGGAGCGACGATGACTGACCATGATTACTGGCTTGAAGACATGCAAGCAATGAAGAAGCGGAAGAAGCCGAACTACCCGCTCCGCCGCATCCTCTTCGCCGTCGCCAGCATCGGCCTCATCTCCAGCCTGACCATCATGCTCACATGGCATGGCGGCAGCATGAACGCCGCGCTCATGGTGGAAGGCGTGTACATCGCCACCGCATTGTGGCTGATCGTCAGATTCGCGCCACGCGACTAAAGACTTCCCGCTGGCTGGCAGTCCCAACAAACAACCAAAAATCGGGTTGTTCCGCAGGATACCCACGTTCACTCATTCGTCGGCCAGTGGGGACCATAACTGAATATCGATATTATCCACGCGCCTACGAACTCAATACCGCGCAGCAAATCACGTAGGCGCATTGGCCGCACATGGTTGTGGGATTCATGCCGGACTCCTTAAGTTTGACAACTCATGAATCACCTTATCCATCTCGCATTCAGGTTTTGACATTTCCTGTTGCCGTGATGTTGGCCGTGAACCCGTTCAGGTCGGGTTCCAACGGTTTTGCATCATTCATTGGCGTGAATCCTAACAGGTTCGACTCCTGTTGCGGCCACTGTCCCCACCGGTTAGTGCGATTGCCGGACTGGGGATTTGACGTGGATTGGATGACTCGGGGTCTCTGGTTCTTCTTCCCCTACGGGTCGCGGGTTCGACTCCCGCCCACGTCCGAAGCCGTCGTGAGACGGCCCGACATAATTGAAAACCCGGTTGGCGGGGGAGCCTGAAAAATCATGTTCCAAAGTCGATTTCTCTAGGCGCTTACATACACACTCTCTCCCGTCAACCACTGCTGGTGCAAGGAACGTGGCCGCTGCTATCTCAGTCGTTCGGTCCATCGGCGGTCAGATGGTTCGACTCCATCCACCAGCACGCAATCACAGAAAGGAAAACTCTCATGGACACCATCAACGTGAATGGCGAAACCTATACGAAAGTGCCGGACGAGATCAGCTTGTTCGGACGAACCTACCGGCTGGTGGAAGACACCATTCCGGAACCATTGGACGTGTCGGACTGGCATCCAATCGAACCGGATTACCGTATCACGCTCATGGAATACATGACCCAACAGCATCCAGAAGACGCCAAGCGTAACCTCACCGGACTGGGCCAAGTCGTGAAGAACACGATTCTGAATGCCGGTAAGGGAGACTTGTTGGAAGAGAACAGCAATGGTGCCATCATTTACACCCCCTCATTGTTCCCGCTTGTCGAACAGGGTTATAGGAAGTGGCGTTACCGGAATAATGCCCACATTCTGGAACGGAGTGTGGCGGAAGCATGACGGAAGTGAAATTTCCCAGCATGGTTGACATGCCGGACAAGGAGTATTTCGCACATCCGGCAATCGACCAGACTGGTTTGAAGAAGTTCATGGAGTCTCCAAGAGCGTACGCATGGCACAAGCTGAACCCTCTCGACAACAGTACGTTGGCGTTCGGCAAGGCCGCGCACAGTCTCATTCTCGGTAGTGGCCCGAAGGTCGAAAGGAAACTCGACGGGCGCACCAAAGCCGGTAAAGCACAAGCCGAACAAGCCAAATCGGACGATCTGGTAATCCTTTCCGGTTCCGACTATGAGAAGCTTCAAAACATGGTGGATTACGCGCCGGACATGAACAGTCTCGTGGAAGGCAAACCGGAAATCGCCTTGTTCGCCATTGACCCGACCACTGGATTGCAGTTAAAAGGCAAGGCCGACTGGCTGCCCGACCATCCCGACATGGACGGCGTCATGTGGCTGTACGACTACAAGACCACCGGCCATGACGTGCAGGACTTCACTGGTTCGGCATACAAGTTCGGCTACCACATTCAAGCCGCCTTCTACATGATGCTGTATCGGCTCGTAACCGGATACCAGGGTGCGATGGGATTCAGATTCGTCGTGCAGGAGAAGCAGGAACCATACGACTGGATGATTTGGGAACTATCCGAAAACGATCCTGAAATCTCACTTGTCGCGGTGAAGCAGATTCGTGAAGCGTTGGATAGGCTCAGCTTCTACTGGAATAACCATATTCCGTTGGAAGACATGCTCAACCAAGGATTATCGAAGACGCCTATGCCTATCAGATTCACTGACTGGCAGATGAACCATCTGATTGGAGATGATGACCAATGGGAAATGTGATAGCGAAGAACCGTAAAGCCTACGGTTATGATTACGCCGACTTGGGCAGTGTGGTCAACTATGTGACCGAAACGTTGAAGGTCAAGGTGCAGCAGAGCATCCAATACGATAATCTACCCCAATATCCGAACGGGTATGGATTCGTCGTAACCCGCTACTGGAAGGATGACAGCAAGTCTTGGAGCGCGTTTGAAGCTCCCGTCCCGATCATCGTGGGTGATTCCGCAGGTAAACGTGAACAGCCGTTCATGCAACGGTATGGGAGTGCGGAAACCTATGCGAGAAGGTACAGTCTGCTCACCCTGTTCTGTCTTGCTACCAGTGATGATGACGGCCAGTTGGCTGGCTATCAGCGTGGCAATCCGATGAACGAGGACTTGCGCAGGCAGGTTGCCGCCTTGTTGGCTCAGGGGAATGTTCCAGCCGGACGTGAGTCCGAAGCCATCGGCAATCGCATCAAAATGCCTGTGAACTATGCGAGGTTGACCGACTGGCAAGCCCAATTGTTCATCAACAGTTTCAAAAAGAATGAAGAAGTCAAGGAGGCAGCATAATGGCTGGAGAAACCGTTATCACGATCATTGGCAATCTGACCGACGAGCCGGAATTGCGCACGACGTCCGCTGGAGCGCAGGTCGCATCGTTCACGATCGCCAGCACCCCGCGCACCTGGAACCGCAGCACGAACCAGTTCGAAGACGGTCAGGCATTATTCATGCGCTGCTCCGCGTGGCGTGACCTCGCCACTCATTGCGCGCAGAGCCTCGCAAAGGGCATGCGTGTGATCGCGCAGGGTCGTTTGCAGCAGCGTTCCTATCAGGCGCAGGACGGTTCCAACCGCACGGTCATCGAATTGCAGGTGGATGAAATCGGCCCGTCCTTGCGTTATGCGACGGCTCAGGTGCATCGCGTGCAGCACGGCAATGGCGGCGGCTATCAGGGCGGCGGCAGCGGTTTCGCGGGCGGACAGCAGCAGGGCGGTTTTGCGGGGAACCAGCAGCCGCAGTATGGCGTGAACCCATCGAACACCGGTCAGCAGCCCGCACAGTCTCAACAGTTGGGTGGAGACCCTTGGGCGTCGAACAATAATCAGCCTTCCGACTTCGGCAGTTTCGGCGGCAACACGGACGAGTTCTAATCCAGACCAAAAGGAACCAACATGGCAAACATCATTCCATACAGGGAGTTTCTGAAAAGAAAGGAGCTGCGCGAGCAGGAGACTGGCATCACCGTTAGCTCGCAGCAGCTCCACCCATCCCTGTTCGACTGGCAGAAACGTATCGTCACATGGGCTTGCAAAGTAGGACGTGCAGCCGTATGGGCCGATACGGGTCTTGGTAAGACCAGAATGCAACTCGAATGGTTGCGTCAGGTCTGCGCCGGACATGGGACGGGGCTTATTCTAGCGCCGTTGGCCGTATGCCAGCAAACCATCCGCGAAGGCGCCGCAATCGGCATGGAAGTGCGTTATGTGCATGACCAGTCGGAAGTCTCTGACGGATTCAACATCACGAACTATGAGCGTGTGCCAAAACTCGACGTGTCCAAATTCAATGCGGTCGTATTGGACGAGGCTTCGATTCTGAAACAGTCGGACGGCAAGACCCGCAAAATGCTGATCGACACGTTCAGGGATACGAAATACCGTCTCGCCTGTACCGCCACACCGGCACCGAACGACCCGGAGGAACTATGCAATCAGGCCGAGTTCCTTGGATACGCCACCCGTGTGAAGATGCTTGCCACGTATTTCGTGCATGACGGGAATATTTGGCGTTTGAAAGGTCACGCGGTTAAGCCGATGATGCGGTGGATGTCGCAATGGGCCATCGCATTGCGCAAGCCGTCCGATATTGGCGGTGATGATGCGGGATATGAGTTGCCCGGATTGAATCAGACCGTTGATGTTGTCGCCTATCGCGGCAGCATCCCGGAAGGCCAATTGTTCGCAGCTGACCTTGGTGGCGTCGGCGGGCGTGCGAGAGTCCGTAAGGAAACGCTTGTTGACCGTGTGAACCGTTGCGTCGATCTTGTCAACAGCGAACCGGGCGAACAGTGGATTATCTGGGCTGGATTGAACGACGAGGCGGACATGCTGAACAGGCTTATCCCCGGCAGTGTGAATGTGAAAGGCTCCATGTCGCCGGAAGACAAGGCCAAGGCGTTCCTTGACTTCGCTGATGGGAACATTCCGGTGCTGATTACGAAGGGTTCCATGGCATCGTTCGGTTTGAACTGGCAGAACTGCGCTCGAATGGCGTTCTGCGGTTTGAACGACTCGTGGGAATCCTACTACCAGTCGATACGCCGCTGCTATCGGTTCGGACAGAAGCGCGTGGTTGACGTGCATGTGGTGGTTTCCGATTTGGAACGCGAGATAGCGGAGAACATCACCCGCAAGGAACAGCAGGCCACTCATTTGAGTGACGAACTGGTAAAGACGATGAATGAATCAAACTCTTTCGGAAAGGCCGCATGATGGTCGGTGAAATGTATATGACCGATGAAGCCAAAGGTAAGGATTGGACACTATGGCTTGGCGACTCGTGCGAACGCATGGCGGAAATGGCTGACAACAGTGTTGATCTGAGTGTGAGCAGCCCGCCGTTCGCAAGCCTGTACGTGTACTCCGATTCAACCCGCGACTTGGGCAACAATAGTTCCCGTGAAGAGTTCATCGAGAATTACGGGTACATCATCCGCGAACTGTTGAGGGTCACGAAACCGGGCCGTATCGCTTGCGTGCATGTGCAGCAGGTTGTGACCACGAAGACCGCTGACGGCGTGGTTGGATTGACCGACTTCCGTGGTGATGTAATCCGCGCTTACGTGGAGAACGGTTGGATTTTCCACGGCGAAGTCACCGTGAACAAAAATCCACAGGCTCAGGCGATTCGTACGAAGGCTCAGGCTCTCATGTTCGTGACGAAGAACAAGGATTCCAGTATGAGCCGTCCCGCGTTGGCTGACTATCTGCTGATGTTCCGCAAGCCCGGTGACAATCAGGTGCCGATCAAGAATGATGTGAGCAACGAGGAATGGATTGATTGGGCGCAGCCGGTCTGGTGGAACATTCGAGAGACCAACACGCTGAATGAGCGTCTTGGCCGTGAGGATACCGATGAACGCCACATCTGCCCATTGCAATTGGATTTCATCGAACGGTGCATCCGCTTGTGGAGCAATAAGGGCGAGCTTGTGTTCGACCCGTTTGGTGGCATCGGCTCGACCGTGTACGAGGCAATCAAACTTGGCCGCAAGGGCATGAGCATTGAATTGAAGCCTTCCTATTGGGATGCGTCGGTGAATCTTATGCGCGATCTTGAAGAGAAGCTTGGAGAGGCGACACTGTTCTGATGGTTCCGCTCTCTGGGATGACCGAACCCGCATGGTGTGACAAGCATGGGGTCGAATATTACGGCCCCACTTGTCCTGAATGCGAGTCGGAAGCCGAAGACTATTGGGAGGATATTGGAGACGCGAGCATATGGGACTTATGACCACCTATGATTTCGACATTCCAGGCGAACCCGTCGCGAAGGGCCGTCCACGATTCTACGGGTATCGGGCTGTGACCCCTCAGCATACGAGGGATGCTGAGGAACTGGTGAGGAACCAATTCCACATGTTCTACCCTCATGCCGAACCATTGGACGGGGACGTGCTGATGATTCTCATGTTTTATAAGGGGCGTCATGGGAAACCGGATTTGGACAATCTGGAAAAGCTCGTCAAGGACGCGTTGAACGGTTTGGCCTACGTGGATGACCAGCAAGTGAAACTCACGTTGTGCGCCATGCTGGAACCCGACCGTATGGCATGGGGACAACGGGCGAAACGGCTTGTCAAACGTCGGCAGGGAATGCCGTTGACATACGGCGGCAATCCTTATGAGCCGCATACGGAAATCCATATAGAACCCTTGCATGACATTCACGGCGGGTTGGAAAGTCTCGTCAGAAACACGAAGGAGATGATAAGCGATGTCGGAAACCAGCCTGAATACCGGTGAGATGCTGTTCCAACTGCGTGTCTGGGATTACTTGGCTTGGGCGTTGGACGATAAGCGTCTCGACCATGTTGAGAACCTGTACTACAAGGGGCGGCCGATCAGTGTTTCGACGTTCGCAAATCCGAACGTGCCGATGGTGAAATGCTTCGATAAGGCTGAACTGTTGGCTGGTGACATTGATTCTGAATATCCGTTCGTCATACAAGCCGATGGCATGTTCGATGCTGACGTGATGGAAGAGCGTGAGTGGATCGCGTCTCAACCCGCTTACACGAGTCTGAGCGTGTGGGACAAGTTCGAGACATTACTACCGGCCAAACCGTCTATGGAATGCGTTGACTCCGGCACTCGAATGTTCATCCGATTCACGTTGGGTGAATTGGCTGGCATGTTGAACAGTGGGCTGCCGCTCGGAGGTGGACGATGATTCTTCCAGCAGTCAGCGTCAACGGCATCCATTTGAGCAGCCAACAGCATGAGGCGCTTGTCAGCATATGGCGTACCGGTCGAATGCCGGAACCCCACGCAGGTCAGAAACCGTGGCTGTGGATTCAAGCGCTCAGACGGCGCGGCTTGGTATCCGGCAATGCGCTCAGACTGACCGACAAGGGACGCCATATCGTCCAACTCCTACAGGACAGGAAAGCATTCCGGTCTCAAAGCACTGCCGACAATCCACACTACGGAGCCTACTGGGACGCCTACTACAGCAACCAGTCAACCTACCGGTATCAGCCCGGTTTGGAAATCATTTGCGAAAGGAACTGTGATGGAGCTTGACCCGCCACCGGACTTGGTGGAAATCGCCGAAGCCCTGGACGCGATGGCGAAACCGCACTACGGCTCGGCATGCAAGCTGATTGCCGAATCGGAAGGCGAACAATGCACCACCGAACGGCAGGAAGAGATCTGGAAAATCTACGGGAATGGAGAATTGGGCTGATGTGGTTCAAGGTGGATGATGGGTTCTGCATGAATCCGAAGACGGCGATGCTGTCCAATGACGCCACCGCATTATGGCTTCGTTCAGGCACGTGGGCGGCGCAACAGCTGACAAATGGACGTGTCCCAGCGAACATGATTCCCATGTTCCGCTGCTCCGATGATTCGGTTCAGGAACTCTGCGATGCGGGCTTGTGGGAGTATGACGCCGACAAGGACGAATACGTGTTCCATGATTGGGCTGACTATCAGCCGGACGGTGACGAAGTGGATGCCAAGCGCAGGAAGCGGAGTGAAGCTGGCAAGAAGGGTGCGAGCCGTCGTTGGAAGAAGCCTGAGAATGACAAAAATAGCAAACCGATGGCAAACGCATGGCAAACCGATGGCAAATGCCATGGCAAACCTATGGCAAACGCATGGCAAACCGATGGCAAGTCGATGGCAAACTCATGCCCCGTTCCCGTACCCGTACCCGAAAAGAAAGAGAAAGAAGAATATTCTTCTTCTTTCTCCAAAGAAATCGGCGTAAGCGATTTCGAGCTAATGACGGAGAAGGCCCATGCCAATGCCGCCATAATCCGCGACTATCCGAATCTCGACTTGTCGGACGCGTGGAACGCGTTCTTAAGCCGACATTATGGCGAAAACCGCACGATAGCCGACTGGCCGCGCCTGTGGAAGGGCTGGTGCCAACGTCGAGCCAGAATGAGCGGCCTCCCACCCTCGAAACGCCACGTGCACACGTGGAAATGCTCTCACGTGCTCGAAGCGCTCGGACGCGACGAAGAAACGGCGCAGGCAGACGAAAAGGCCTGCGAATTAGCCGACAGACTCAACAAGGAGGAATCATGAAACACGACGAACCGGTAACCATGTGCAGCTTGGAATCGGAAACAATGTACAGCCTGGAATGGTTGAGACACGAGCGCCGCAAGGCATGGCAGGAAGGCTACGCGGCCGGCTGGAAAGACCAGGAATGCGATTTCCCGCAATATACAAGCGAAAACCCATACAAGGAGATCATCGAAATCGAAAAGGACGGTGAATGATGGGCGGATTGGACAAGGTTGAGAAAATTATTATTGGCGCACTGGTGGTATTCGTCGCCTCAATGCTCTTGCTGGCGGGAATATGCATCTACGTGTCTTGGTATGCGGGCACGCATCCCGATTACGGCATGACGACGGTCAAGACCGGCGACGTGACATGGGTCTGTCTGACCGACCATGGCAAGACCATCGGCTGCGACACCGTGGAGGAATACAAATGAAGAAAATGCTCGAAGACATGATCATCAAATGGCATCAGGCCGGTTACGCGCTTGACGAGATCGCGCCGCTCGTGCCGCAGGTGCCGAAAGCCGAAATCGCCGCCATCATCCACCAGCACGACAAGGAGACTCGACTTTGACCAACTGCCAGCACTGCCAGAAGCCAATGAAGCCGATCGCAGCGAATCTACTCTGCGCCAGCTGCCGAGAAAACTACTGGGCGCTCATCAGACAGCTCGGACACGTCCAACTGCCAGCATTAAGCTCCATCATGCTCAAGCAAGCGCACATCGGAGCCACGGGCCACGCGCCAAGCCGAGGCAGCGCGCCAATGCCAATCGACACGAGAGCGCAAGCCCTCATCACCGATTCCGAAGCGTGGCTCGCCGAACAAGCAGGCAAAATCAACGCACGCTACAGCAATCTCCCGTGGGACAAGGCATGGAAGAAGATCACGGCCAACAAACACACCATCCTCAGCATGAGCACCGCAGCAGACGACTACACCGCCCTGGAACACATCAGCAGACGCAACGAGACGGCCTTGACACCAGAAGAGGCAATGGTCATCATCGGCACATGCCCACAATGCGGCCACCAAGCCACCAGCACGCCACAGGCCGACGAATGGACATGCCCGCACTGCAAATGGCAAGGCGGAGTCCAAGCCATCAAAGCCACCCGCGACAACAAACTCTGGCAACTCGAATACACCGGAAAACCAGTCGAAGTCGCAAGATACCTCTCCAAAATGGACATCCACTGCACAAGCGACCAGATCCGCCAATGGCTCACCAGAGGCAAACTCCACGCCACGCCGACAAAACACAAAGGAGAGTACGTGTTCAACCTCGGAGAAATAACCGCCATGCTTGACTGTCACAATTAAAATGCTATACTGTCGTACAGTAGTAAAATGGTTCAGCCTGAAAGGGCTGGGCCATTATTCATATCAAGCTTCGGTAGCTCAGTGGCAGAGCACGATGGATAGCACAGATACCAGAGGACGGAACAGACCGGCCATGGCTTCCATGATTCTTTGAATGCCCGTGATAAGAGACAGTGCCCCTCATCGATGTCGTGGGTTCGACTCCCACCCGAAGCACCAAAGGCGGTGAATCAATGCCAGGAAGAACGCGCAAGACAAGCCGCCAATTCGAAAAAGACAAGGCCGCATTCTTCAACCAATGCAAGGCACACCATGCAGTCTGCTGGTTGTGTGGTATGCCAATCGACTATGCGGCACCGAAGAACACAAGCGATGACAGCTTCAACCTCGACCATATGTTCCCCGTCAGCAAGCATCCCGAACTCCAATTCGACCCAGCAGGCTTCAAACCGAGCCACACCAGCTGCAACCGCTTGAGAGGCAACCAAGATCCGCCAGCGCCAATCGGAACACTAAGCAGGCAATGGATTAAGACAGCATGAGCAAGGAGACAGCAATGCAACAGCCAGTCAACCTAACGCTCACCGCAGAAATTAACGACAAGACATTCCCAATCAGCAGCTTCACGGTCAACATTCCAGTGCACGTCAACAGAACATACCGCTACGAGGTCATCGACTCCGAGCGTGCCATCGCCAAGCTGATGCCACCAAGCACAAACGAACTCATCAAACGCTTCAAAAACGCAATCAACGCATTCCAAACAGCATTCGAAACCGACCCAAACGGGGTAGGGGCGGTGAAATCGTAAAACCAACGCGATGGGGGTCTACGTCCCGCGTGGTTGGTCTCCCTCTCTCCGATGAATGAAATTGTTGGCGGGTCGCGCGCGATGGCAGATTAGGGGGTATTTTCGATGAGTGCGAAGTTTCCGAGTCGGAATGTGGCGGAGGCGTTGGAGCGTTCGTTGAAGAACGCTGACCTCAAGGCTGTGAATTCTGCTGTTGTCGCTGCGGCTCGCGTGTTGGCTGAGCGCATCGATTATCTGACGTTCTCCGGTTTTGTCGATGAGAACGGCAAGCTCGACAACGTGTCGCTGCCGACGTTCCTGAAGTATTGCCAGAGTCTCGGCCTTACGGTGGATGCGCCTGCTAAGGTTGGTCGGCCTGCGAAGCCGAAGGTTGAATCTAAGCCGGAGGCGCGTAAGAGCGACAAGGTTGTGCAGATGGAAGATTTCATGAAGCGTTTCGGCTAGGAGGCGTTCGATGGTGTCGGAAGATTTGAGTGTTTTCGGTGCCATTGATGATGAGAAGCATGGTGTGACCCTGCCGCGTATTTATACTCCGCCGCTTCGCCCATTGGACAAGAACACTTCTAATGGCTTCGCTGTGATCGCGTTCGCCGAGATCATGCTTCACGTGCATCTCTATCCGTGGCAGTGCTGGCTGCTGGTCCATGCCTTGGAATTGCTTGAGGATGGCAGCTATCGCTTCCGCAAGGTGATTGTGCTTGTGGCCCGACAGAATGGCAAGACCACGCTGATGGGTGTGCTTGCCGCGTGGTGGCTGTTCGTGGACTCGAACAAGCACCCTGGTAGGGTGCCTCCCGTCAAATTCCTTGTGGTTGGCGCCGCTCAGACCTTGGATAATGCTAAAGGCCCATATTCCCAAGTCAAGGAGTGGTGTAATCCGCGTCCTGAGACTGATGAGGAGTCAGAGCTGGTGGTGCCTGAGCTTGCGGACATGACGCAGAAATTCGTCAACACCAATGGCGAAGAGGCCATCGTGCTCAAGAGCAAGGCGAAATACATTGTCCGCGCTGACAAGAGCATTCGTGCCAAGAGCGCGGCCCGTGTGATTTTCGATGAGCTTCGTGAGCAGCATAATGATGATGGATGGAACGCTGTCTCGCAGACCACGAAGGCCGTGTGGAGTTCGCAATTGTGGGGCATCAGCAATGCTGGCGACTATCGCAGCGTGGCATTGCGCAAGCAGGTCGATAAGGGTCGTAAGCTTGTTGACGAGTGGGCGCGTCTGAGCGCCGACGGTGGCAATCCGGCCGACGTGTTCCTGTCCGGCGAGCAGGATGGCAGCTTCGGATATTTCGAATGGAGCGCTCCGGACAAGTGCCCGGTGGATGCTGCCGACGCGATCCGCCAGGCTAACCCGTCGCTCGGCTATGGCCCTATGACCGTGGCCAGTGTCCGAAGCGATATCGATGGCATGACCGAGGCCGCCTTCCGCACCGAGGTCCTATGCCAGTGGGTGACGGCCGACATCGTGCCCTACATCAATCCAAAATTGTGGGCGCATGGCACCGATGACGCTTCCTGCATACCCGCCGAGAACCGCGTGGTCCTGGCGGTGGACACCTCGGCCGACCGGCAGACAACGTATGTGGCCGCCGCTGGCCTGCGCGCCGATGGCCTGCCTCATGTGGAGCTTATCGCGCGTCGTGACGGCATGCTGTGGGTGCCGCACTTTCTTGACCTATTGCGTGAGAGCTGGCCGTCGATTTGCGAGATCGCCGTGCAGTCGAAGGGCTGTCCGGCCGTCGATTTCATCGACCCCTTGACCGAAAAAGGCTGGAACGTCCACCTTATCGAGGGTTTCCGCCTTGGCGCGTGCTGCGGCCGCTTCCTCGACCGCGTGCGCGAAGGCAAGCTCCGGCACCTGCCGCAGCCAGCCATCGAACAGCAAGTCTCCGTGGCCGTGACCCGACGTCTTGGCGAGGTCGAGGTGTGGGACCGAGCCAAAAGCGCCCTGCAGATCAGCGGCCTGATAGCCGAATCGGAGGCGTTGTACGCGCTTGAGACCATGCAGGTCGAAGCGGAGACGCCGAAATATTCGCCGAGCGTGACGCATTTCGCGGTCGTATGACCCAGTGAGGAGGTTTCATGGGTTTCTTTTCCAGATGGCTCAAGAAAAGCCCCGTATCCGTGGCCCAGAAGTTCTCCGAATCGCCAGTGAACATTTCACAGGTGGCGCAGATTCCCATCGACTGGTTCGGCGCTGGCGTGTATGAGCGTGAGGCGGCGGTGCGTACCGTCATTGACCATATCGCGCGGAATATCGCCAGCATGCCGTTCAAGGTTTACACTCGCCAGCCTGACGGTGACCGCGTGGAGGATACCACAAGCCCGTTGGCGCAATTGATGGCCAAGCCGAGTGTGCTTCCTGGCATGACACGTTACCGATTCTTCTACTCGCTGCTCTGCGATGGCCTGCTCAATGATCGGTGGCTTTGCCTGCTCGATGCCGACAAGAAGACTGGCAGACTGTGGCTGCGGCGTATTCCGGTGCAGAATTTCACGCTTTCCGGCAATACTCTTGATGAGATCACCGGCGTGCAGATCAGCACCGGACAGCCGGAAGGAAGCCAGTATTTCAAGCTGCCAGACCCGCAGATTCTGCTGGATGTGGGGTACAGCACGTCCGGTATCGGCGGTTCTCCGGTGTCCGGCACTCTCGCCCCGCTTCTGGCGGAGGCGCGTGAGATGGCCGAATATCGTCGTGCGATTGCCAAGAACGGCGGTCAGATTCCGGCGTACATCTCGCGTCCGAAGGAGATGCCGTGGCCGTCGCAGGAGGCGCAGGACGAATTCGTGCAGGGCATGCGCAATTACAAGGCTGGAGGCAATCTCGCCGGTGGCTGGCCCCTGCTCAACGACGGCATGGAAATCAAGACCGTGGACGCGTTCAAGCCGATCGACATGCAGGACATTGATGCGAGGAACAAGATCCGCATCGACGTGGCCAACGCCTTCCATATCGCGCCAGAAAATCTAGGCTTCCGCAGCGGCACGAATTCCAACATCGCTTCCTACAAGGAGCAGATGTGGAATGTGGAGCTCATGCCGTACATCGTGGCTTTCGAGCAGTCGCTCAACCTGCTGCTGCCTGACGCGCTCGGACAGCCGGACGCCTACATCGAGGCGAACGTGGACGCCAAGCTGCGCGGAACCTTCTCCGAGCAGTATCAGGCGCTTTCCACGGCCACGGGGCGCAGCTTCATGACCACGAACGAGGCGCGGCGCATCCTGAACTATCCGAAGGTCGAGGGCGGTGACGATCTGGTGACGCCATTGAACGTCGCGACAGGCGGCCAGCCCAGTCCGCAGGACGGCGGCAGGACGCAGAACGCGCAACAGAACAATCCAGTGAACGGAGAAGACCAGTGAATCTCAAACAGCTCAGATTCAACGTGAAGTCCTTGGACGATTCGGCTGGCGAAGGCGTTTTCAGCGGCTATGCCAGCACGTTCGGCAACAAGGACCTGCAGGGTGATGTGATCGCCAAGGGCGCTTTCGCGGAGACATTGGAGAAGGATTACAACGGCGGTGCCGGCATCCCGATCCATTGGAACCATCAGGACGGCAAGCCGACCGACATCATCGGCCGCACCTTGAGCGCCGTCGAGGACGAGAAGGGCCTGCTCATCTCGGCCCAGCTCGACATCGACGATAATCCTACCGCCCAGCAGGCTTACGACCTGCTCAAGGACGGCAGGGTGCATCAGATGAGCATCGGCTTCGTGCCGACGAAGACCGCTTGGATCACCGAAAAGGGCGACGGCCCGTGGGGCGGCCATTCCGAATTCCAGCAGATCAAGCTTTTCGAGATCAGCGTGGTGCCGGTGGCCGCGAACCAGCAGGCCGAGATTCTGGCCGTGAAGTCAGGTCGTGCCATCAGCTCCGCCAGCGAGGAGAAGCTGCGTGCCGCGCTGTCCTCGCTGAATGAGGTGCTTGACGGCATCGATTCCGATAATTCCGCTTCCGACGAGGATAAGGCGGATGATTCCAAGACCGGCGAGAGGCCGGACGATAAGAAGCTTGACCCCGATGAGGGCAAGGACGCTGAGGCCGAGAAGGCCGAGCGCCTGAATGTAATCAAATCCGCCCGTGAACTGGTCACTGGCGGCAAGGACAACAAGGAGACCAAATGAGTTTCAATGATCGTCTCGCCAAGACCAAGGCCGCCATCGAAGCGGTGCTGGCCAAGGGCGAGGATAATCTCGACGCTTCCGACATCGAGAAGCTGAAGGGTCTGAACGCCGAGGCGCACGAATTGCAGGACTCCATCGAGACGCTGGACACCGTGCACAAGCGCTTCGAGGGATTGACCGATAATCTGACGGACACTCAGAAGAGCGGTGTCGCCCATCAGTCTCTTGGCGATTTCGTCGTGAAGAGCATCGGCGAGCAGCTGGTGAAGATGAAGGGCGTGTCCGGCGCTTCCATCGCCACGCCTGAATGGCTGCCGAACCGCAAGGCCAACACCGACACTCAGGTGACCGGTGGTCCGTCCGGCGCGTATGGCTCTCTGCTGACATATGTTGACCCGAATTTCGTGGAAGGCTACCGCCGTCCGACCATCACCAACCTCTTCGGTGTCGGCGCTATTAGTGGACAGGCCATCACCTACTTCGTGGAAGGTGCTCAGGAAGGCGATTTTAAGACCGTCGGCGAAGGCGAGGAATTCGGTCAGATTCATTACGACAATGCGACCGAGCACACCGACGCATTGTCCACCATCGCTGGCTTCATCAAGGAGTCCGGTGACATGATCACCGACCTCGCCTTCTTGAAGTCCGACATCGATGGCCGTCTGCTTTACAGTCTGAGCATCAAGGAGGAGCAGCAGCTGCTCAACGGCGACGGCACCGGCAAGAACATCAAGGGCCTGCTGCATCGCGACGGCATCCAGACATACACGGCTACCGACGCCGGTAATGATGTCGCTATTCTGCACGCGCAGACCATGATTTCCACCGAGACCGGCATGATGCCTGACGCTCTGGTCATCAATCCGGCAGACTATGAGGCTCTTCGTGAAAAGAAGGACAACAACGGTGCGTACCTTGGCGGTGGCCCGTTCTATGGCATCAATGGCGGTGCAGTGAACATCACACCGTCTCTGTGGGGTATGAACACTGTCGTATCCCCGGCAGTTGCCAAGGGCACCGCCGTTGTGGGTGCTTTCAAGCGTGCCGCGACCTTCTACCGCAAGGGCGGTGTCGCCGTGGAGGCCACCAACTCCAATGACACCGACTTCATTGCCGATCTGGTGACCATTCGTGCCAAGGAGCGCGTGGCATTGGCCGTGCGCATTCCGAAGGCTTTCGTCACCCTGACCTTGAAGTAAGGAGGAATGATGGCTCGACAGTTTCGAGTGATTCCGGTCGCTTCCGCGAAGCTTGACCCGAACGCCGCCGTGGCGGATGTGATCTTCGTGGATGCGAAGGGCAAGCCGACCGACATTGGTGGTTCTGCCGCCGCGCCGTATGTGCTTCCTGCCGCCGCCGAGAACGCTCTCGGCGGTGTGAAGCTGGCTAATGTCGCTTCGGCTGGCAAGGCCAATGCCGCTGTGGGTGTAGCCGCTGGCGATGCGCCGACCAAGGCCGAGCATGACGCGCTCGTGACCGCTTACAACGATTTGGCGAAGCGTGTCAATGCTCTTGTGGCTGGTCTTGTGGCTGCTGGCGTGGTGAAGACGAGCTGAGACGGGAGGTCGGCATGAGTGATGATGCGAACGTGATTCCCGACATGATTGCCGACCCTTCGGCTTTCGAGGACGACGCGGCTTTCAGGCTTAAGGCCGCGCAGGCGGCCATCCGCCGTGAATGTGGCTGGCATGTCATGCCGAACACGGCATTGTCCGGCGTGCTGAATACTCGCGGCGGTACGGTGATCCGCTTGCCCGCGCGTCATGTGACGAGCATCGAATCATTGACCGACCGTCAGGGCAATCCGCTGGCCTACGCCTACGACCCCGAAACGGGCTTGGTCGAATCCATGTCCGGCGGCTTTCCCGCTGGCATTGCGGCCATCCGCTACGAGATTCACGCGGGATACGATGACGCGCCGGACGTGCAGTCGGTGCTTATCAGCGCCGCGAAGCGTGCCGGCATGAGCCCGCTCGGGCTTATCACCTCGCAGTCAACGAATGGCAGCAGCGCAAGCTTCGACGTGGTGTCGCTCATGCAGGCCGAGAAGGACAAGCTCAAACCCTACAAGCTGGGAGGCTTGCCATGAGCCTGCTTGACGACCTGAACTCCGCTGGCGGCGTTTTCGCTATGGCTGGGGCCACACGCTTCATGCGACTGCGTGCCAAACGCAAGGCCAATCCGTACAATCCGGCGCAGAACGAGCCGGACTGGAGCATGCCTCCGGACGAGCTCGCCATCATGGGCGCCCTCGCCTCCAGCTCCAGCATGCGTACGCCGGACACGCTCGACACACAAACCGCATCCACGGCGTACCTCACCATCCCGGATCCGACAGCCGACGTGAGAATCGGCGACCGGATCCGCGCAGACCCCGACGACGGACGCTTGTGGGAAGTCGACGGATTCCCCTCGAAAGACGCGAACGCATTCACCGGGTGGCGTCCGACCTTGGAATGCCGTCTGACGGAAAGAAAGGGCTGACAATGGCGAAAAACAGGATATCGGTTGATTTCAACCCGAAGTTCTTCGACGGGATCCTCAATAGTGCGGGAGTCAAGTCGCTCACCATGCTGGCCGCGAACAGGGCACTCGCCTACGCGAAGGCGGCAGCTCCGGTAGATACCGGCGCATACCGCGACGGCCTTGGAATCGAGGAGGTCAAAAGGGAGCGCCGAACGACCGTCATGGTCGTCGGCCACGATCCGAAGACCCTGCTCGTGGAGGCGCAGACCGGCAATCTGGCCAAGGCGTTGAGGAAGGCGAAGGTCTGATGGCAAGCGTCATTCCACCCGACCTCGAACTGTTCCTCGCCGGATGGCTGCGCTCCAACATCACGGACATCCCCGAACTGCAGGTCGGAAACCGCATTCCGGACGGTTACGACGGCTCCTATCCGCTCGTGGTCGTGCGTGATGACGGCGGCACGCAATCCGCCGACCGCGTGACGTTCGACAGGTCGATAGGCGTCAACGTGCTCGGATGGACGCGCAACGATTCGAAACCATGCCGCGATCTGGCGGCCCGCGTGTACGGCGTGCTGACCGGAGAGCCCGGCATCCTCATCGGATTCGCCGAAGGCAGCCGCATCTGTGCCGTCGTGCCTGACGGATGCAACGGCCCGTACCCGGTCGGCGAGGACGCGGCATGGTGCCGCTACTACATGACCGTCGAATATTCGACGGCCGGAATCAGACAACCATAGAAAGGAAACGCCATGGCCAAAGACAGTCAGGGCATGGATCTGGGACAGGTGGAGGCGCTGGTAACAGCCGCCATCATGATCGTCCCGTACTCCACCGAAAACAAAATCACGCCGGATATGATCGCATCCAGCAAGGCAACGCCGGAACTTCCGGCCGTCTACAATCGGTCGACCGCATGTATCGGACTCGTCAAGTCCGACGGCGGCAACCAGGATTCGCGCGACGGCGACGATCCGCTCGAGTTTTTGCAGGACGGTTACAAGAAGCTGCCGCTGGCGACCAGCCTCACGCAGACGTTCAGTCCGGCCGAGAACAACGCGCTGACCCGCAAGATCACCATCGGCGAGCCGGACGACCAGGGCGTCTACCACGTGGCCGACATCATCCAGGATGCGAAGTGGATGGTGTACGAGGAGGAGACGTTCGACACCGGCCGCGTGCACCGTCGTGCCGGCGTCATGCAGGTCACCGGCAACGAGCCGGACCAGCAGGAGCGTGGCTCTGTCACAGGGCGCGCGCTCACCGTCGAATGGATGAAGGACCCGCTGTATGTGGATGCGGAGCATCCGAACACCAGGTGGATCGAAAGCTGGTACGACCCAAAAGCGTGACGGCGGTGGCCGTGACCTCGGCTGACGGAAACACGAAGCCGTCGGTCGTCCAAGGCGCGAAGCTCGCGCTCAAGGCCGTCGCCACACATGTGGACAAGACCACCGTGGACGTGACCGGACAGGCCACGTTCAAGTCCAAGGATGCAGGCGTGGCGGCCGTCGAGGGAGGCACGCTCACCGCCGTCAAGGCCGGAAGCGCGAGGATCAACGCCACATATGGCGGCGTGACCTCACCCGATCTGACTGTCACCGTCACCGCACGCGCCGCCTGACCGGCGGACGAAAATCTTCCCGGACCGCCTATCTCGCCTGTCTGCGCGGTTCGGGAATCTTCTTTTTTCACGGCAGGCAGGCGAAAAGCAGATAGGACAAGACAATGACTTCCACTTCCACCGATTTCAAGCCGACCGTCGAGGATTTCGACCAGTGGACGGAGAAAAACGATGAGGAGGCGTTCGCCTCCATTGCGCAGAACTACAAGGTGCGCCACATCATCAAGGGCGATGTGTACTGGGCGCTCGTGCCCGGCGGACGCACGTACAAGCTTCCACTGTCGATGAGCATCGACGATTTCACGAGACTTTCGAACACGTCCGATGATACGGAGAGCGTTGAACAGCTCAAGCGCATTCTGAGCGCCTTCGCTGGCGACAAGCAGGCGAAGCAGCTGAACGGCGAACCGGTGCAGGTGGTGTTCAACCTCCTGTCCGACTACGGCGACGCTGTCGTGCGCGCGCAGGGAGCCTCATTGGGAAAATCCAATGGTTCGCCGGCCGGCTCGCCGAACACGGGAGTGTGATCCGAGCCGATTTCACGGCACGTGGGTGGAGCCTGCAAACCGACCTTGGCGGCAGGCTCCGCTACGGCGACGCGATAGCGCTCCTTGAGCAGCTTATCGGCGATCCGTCATCCTACACGGGCGCGGAGCTCAACGGCTTGGATTATCCGGCCCGTTGGGGCGAGATGCCGGTCATCTACGCGCTGGGCGGCGAAGAGTATCCGAAGCCTTTCGATTCGCTTGCGAAACGATTGCGGGCGGATAGGGAGAAGGCCGAGCGTGAGCGGCTGCGCGAACAGACCAGGGGCATGAGCCCGGTATTCCGGACGCTCTACGAGGACTGATTTGGATAAAAACTGAATAGTGGAGGTGCCGCATGGCGTTCGGCAGCGAACTCGGTTCCGCGCATATCAGCGTGTTCCCTTCCATGAAGGGTTTCCGCAGCGCGGTCAACAAGGAGGTCGGCGCGAGCGGCAAGGCCGCGTCGAAGACCTTCGATTCGAGCATGAACGGAGCCAAGAGCGGCGGACTGTTCGGACGCGCGTTCAAAAACGGCTTCAAGGAGTCGGCGAACGGTCTCGGCGCGGACGTGCTGAAATCCTATGAGCGCGACGTGGCGAAGTCCACGGCCGCATACCGTCAGGCCATGCTCCAGCAGAAGGCCGCGGCGAATCAGGTGCGTGCCGCCGAGGAAAGCGTCGCCAATGCCGTCGCCAAGCACGGCGAGGGCAGCACGCAGGCCGAGGCCGCGACCATCAGACTCGGACAGGCCCGGCTGAAGCTGTCCACCATGACCGACCGGGCGACGCAGGCCGAGAACCGTTTGAAGGACGCGCAAAAGGCGCTCAAGGACGCGCAGGACAATCTCGCCGCCAACAGTGGTTCGCTTGGATCGGCGTTCAAGAATCTTGGCGCGGCCATCGTCCAGCCGGTCTCCGGCGCGTTCGGACGGGTCAAAAACGCGGCAACGTCGGCGTTCTCCGGCATCGCCACTAAAGCCCGCGACGGCATGAGCGCGGCCGGCGCTGCCATGCAATCCACCGCCACACGGCTCACCGCGCCATTGTCGGCAAAGTTCTCCGCGATGAGCTCGGCCATCGCGGCAAGGATACCAGCACCTTTCAAAAACGTCAGCAATGCCATCGGCGGTTATCTCGGCAACGTCGGCGGCGCGGTCGGCGGCGTGCTGTCGCAGATTCCCGGAGCCGCCGGCAGTGCCGCGTCGGCCATCGGCTCGAAGCTCAAAAGCGGTGCCGACACGGCGTGGAGCGCGATCAGCTCCATGTCCGGCAAGGCCGTCGGCGCGTTGAAGAGCGTCGCCACGGTCGGACTGGCTGGCGTAGGCACCGCCGTCGCCGCTTTGGCTGGCGTCGGCAAGAGCGCGCTCGACGCGTACGCGACCTACGAGCAGGCCGTCGGTGGCGTTGACACGCTGTTCAAGGATGCTTCGGGCACCGTACAGAAATACGCGGCGGAAGCGTACCGGACAGCCGGAGTGAGCGCCAACGAGTACATGACGCAGGTCACGAGCTTTTCCGCCTCGCTGATCAGCTCGCTCGGCGGCGACACCGCGAAGGCCGCGGAACTCGGCAACACCGCCATGGTCGACATGTCGGACAACGCCAACAAGATGGGCACCGACATCGAGTCCATCCAACAGACCTACCAGTCTCTGGCGCGCGGCAACTATGCGATGCTCGACAATCTGAAGCTCGGCTACGGCGGCACGAAATCCGAGATGGAGCGTCTGATACAGGACGCGAACAAGGTCAAGCAGGCGAACGGGGAGATGGGCGACCTGTCCATCGACAAGTTCTCCGACGTGGTGCAGGCGATCCACATCATGCAGGAGCAGATGGACATCAGCGGCACCACCGCCAAGGAGGCCGCGACGACCATCGAGGGCTCTGTAGGCATGATGAAGGCCGCATGGCAGAACTGGCTGACGGAGCTCGGCAAGGACAATGCCGACATCAACGGATTGACCAAGCAGCTGGTAGATTCGGTCGGCACGGTCATCCAGAACGTGGGTCCGCGCATCGCGCAGATCATCACCGGCATCACCGCCGCACTGCCGCAACTGTTCTCGTCTTTGGGGAGCACGCTGCCGGCATTGGTCATGCAGATACTTCCGCCCGTGCTCGGAGCGTTGGGCCAGCTTGGCACGATGCTGCTGACCAGCGCGACGACATGGATTTCGACGAGTCTGCCGCAGCTGCTCGCGCAGTTCCAGTCGTGGGTGACGTCGAGCCTGCCTTCGTTCCTGCAAACCGGCCTGTCGATGATAACGAACCTGTTGCAGGGCATCGTGCAGGCATTGCCTCAGATCGCGTCCACGGCGGTGACCGTGCTGACGACGCTGCTGGATGGATTGTCGGCCCAGTTGCCGCAGCTCATCCCTATCGGCATCAACGCCGTCCTTAACCTCGTGCAAGGCATCCTCAACAACCTGCCGCAGATCATCGACAGCGGTTTGAAGCTTATCCTCGGACTGGCGCAGGGCCTCATCAACGCCATGCCGGACTTGGTAGGCAAGGCTCCGATCCTTATCGGACAACTGGTCGGTGGCATCATCAATCGTCTCCCGCAGATCCTGCAGGCTGGCGTACAGCTGCTCTTCGCACTGGCCAACGGTTTCATTTCGTCGGTTCCACGGCTTATCGGCGCCATCCCCGGCATGGTCGGACAGATCATGCGCGGTTTCACCTCGGTTAACTGGGGGAGTGTCGGCCTGAATATCATCACGGGTATCGCGACCGGCATCGCAGGCGCGGCAGGCAGACTCGTGACCGCCGCAGTCAACGCGGCCACGAACGCGTTGGATTGGGTGAAACGCAAGCTTGGCATCCATTCTCCGTCACGCGTGTTCCGCGATCAGGTCGGTGAGATGATCGGCGAGGGCATGGCGGTCGGCATCGACGAGAGCGCGTCGAAGGTGAGGAAGGCTGCCGGACGATTGACTGGCATTCTACCTTCGCAGGACGCCTCGTATTCCGTCGGCGTCGCCAACGCCTCGCGTGGCGTTAACGCTGCCTCCTACGGCAATGGGGGGAGCGTGACGAACATCACGCAGACGTTCAACTATCCGGCCATCGCGCCGACGAGCATTTCCACGCAGCAGAAGCTGCAGACAGCGGCCATGCCGCAATGGTAATCGGAAGGAATCCGGATGAAGGTCAGCTATTCTCTCAACGGCCAGCCGCTCGATTCCGAGCGGATGCGCGTGCTTGTAGGCACGACGCACTACACGGCGCTGTCGCCGATCGTGGACACCGTGCAGGTGCCTGGACGGCATGGCGTCATCGTCGGCTCGTCCATTCCGGTGTTGGATGCTCCGGAGCTGACAGTCAAGGTCGCGGCGTGGGGTGCTGATTCCGATTCGCTGATCGCGCGTTTCCGTGCCATGTGCCTGTCTGCCGCGAAGCTCACGCTCGGCAGAACGGAGACAACGGAGAGCGGCTATTCGCGCAGCATGGTCACTCGCGTCGTGTGCACGTCCTGCGAGCCGGACGATGATGAGAGGCCGTCCAGCGACCTGCGTGTCATGACCGCAGTTTTCCAATTGCCGGACGTGTTTTGGCGTGGCGTGCAGTGGCAGGAGGCGACGTTGGCCGCGTCGGGCGGCAGGCTGCTGCCGGGCGGGGTCTCCAAGCCGAGTAGCAAGGGGTATTGGACGCGCTGGCAGGGATTGCCTAACGCCAGTCCGTCCGAGCTTTTCGACATCCTGCCGGACGGCTGGCTTTCCAATGCGCCAATCGGCACGCTGGTATTGCGTTTCGGTGCTGTCACTGGTGTGACCATTTCAGAGCCGGTGAGTGGCACGAATCTCATGTGGGGCGGCAAACGTGACGCCTCACGACCTTATCTCTTTATCGATGTGGCCAATCGCAAGGCGTGGACGGCGGCCAATGCCGACGCATGGTCTGGCGGCACGGATGCGTCGAATGGCGTCGACTGGACCACCGAGCCACTGCAAGTGTGGCCTGCAATCGATTCCGGCGATTATCGCCTCGCAATCAAACAGACCGGCAGCGCCGACAAGGTGACCTGCCGGTTTTTGCAATCTTGGGAGTAGTTAATCATGGGCAAGTCTTTGCATGCTCGTCTCGTGGCATACCGGCCGTTCGGTGCAAGAATCGGCGTATTGGCGGAGCCGGTGAGCTTCAGCGCCTCGATGCTCCACAATGATGACGGAGCCATCAGCATCGAATACTCCATGCTTTCCGGCGACGCGCAGGCGTTCGACCGAGAGCTTACCGATGGCCTCGAAGTGGCCGTGGAAGTGTCGGACGGAACCGGCTATCGTGAGCCGGACAACGCGCGTTTCGTGATTACCGGACGTTCCGGCAAGACGGACGACCGCACCAAGACCGTCACCTATTCCGGCCAGTCGATCAGCTGGCTCCTGAGCAAGGCGGAGAACAATGATTCCAGCCATCTGCTCGCGGACGGCGATAATAAGGGCAAGAGGCCATTTTATTCGGCTAATCCGGGCGTGATTTTGAAGACCATGCTTGACGAGAACCGTCAGCGTGGCGGCGTGGCCACCGGTCTGACCTTGGGCTTCGACACGGCCAAGGACGCGGCTGGCAGTAATTGGGCAAAAAAGTACACTCTGTACTATTCGCTCGGCACTGATTTGCAGACCATCCTGGACGCCCTGGTCAATGGTGACGGCTGCGACTGGCGCACGAGCGGCCGTACCCTGAAACTGTGGAATGCGGACAGCACGGCGTTGAACCGCGACCTGAGCAAGAACGTCATCCTGCGATTGGCGCGCGACATCGGCGAGGCCCCATACGAGGAATCCATCGCGGATCTGGCCAGCACCATCCTCGTCGAGGGTGACAATAATCTGCTTTTCCGCATGGATAATCCGGCTGCTCCGACGCCGTGGGGCAAGTGGGAATCCTACGCCTCGCAGGGTGGCGTGTCCGATAAGGACACCGCTCAGGCATTCATGCAGTCCACACTCGACGATGCGGCCAGAGTTCGCGGCCAGTACACGCGCGACCTCATCATCAGCGAGGTGGACGCACTGCCGCTCGTCGACTACCATGCCGGCGATTGGATTACGGCTCCGACCGTCACTCACGGCGAGAAGGTGCGCGTGCAGGAGATCGACCTGTCGATGCGCCAGGGTGAGGGCTTATCCTGCTCAATCGCTCTGAACGACATCAAGTATGACGCTTCCGTGCGTCAGGCGAAGAAAATCAAGGGCATCACCGGTGGTGCCGCATTGGCCGGTAGTGAGGGCGGCACGACCGCCTCGTCCGACCGTGACCATCGCGTGCCGAAGGCACCTCTCGGCCTTGTGGTGCAGACTGATGCCTATATCGGCAGCGACGGTTTCGCGCATGGTCTGGCCACGGCTTCGTGGTTTGCAGTGACCGAAGCGACGAATAACACCGCCATCGAAATCGGCAATTACGCCGTCGAGTGGCGCAAGCACGTGGATGGCGCGCCCTGGCATTCCGCCGGCACCACCGACAAGACGCAGCTTGGCTTCGGAGGCTTGGATTGCGGCACTCAAATCGAGGTGCGCGTCAGGGCTGTGCCGACGTATTCGGACAAGCTTGGTGAATGGTCGAGCGTTTTCGTGGCCACCGTCGAATCGGATACGACGCCATGTGCCGTACCATCCAAGCCGTTGCTTTCCTCTGAGCTTGGCGTGGTCACCATCCACTGGGACGGCAAGACCGCTGCCGGCGCGCAGATGGAGCCTGACTTCGACCATATCGAGGTGGGCGAGGGCATCAATGCGGCTGGAATGCAGGTCATCAGCGCCACCCAGTCGGGGCAGGGCGATTACGTCATCACCGGTTTGACGGGCGGCTCACCGCATAGCTATGCCTTGCGTTCCGTCGATCATGCGGGCAATAAGTCTGACTGGTCTGCGATTGCCACTGTGACCGTGGCGTCCGCCGTGTCGCCTGATGAGGTCAAGCAGATCCAAAAAGACCTGGCTGACAATCAGACGGCGTTGAAGGATAATACGGCCAAGCTGACGCAGGCCCAGAAGGATATCCAGTCCAACAAGTCTAATCTTGATGCGGCGAATCAGACGCTCGCTCAAGCCAAGACCGACCTATCGCAGGCGCAGAAGGACATCGCGCAGACCAAGAGCGACCTGACCACCGCGAACGGCGAAATCTCGAAGGCCAAGGAATCCGCCGCCCAGGCGTATGCCGAAGCCCACTCGAAGAATCACACTTTTCGTGGGCCGGACGAGCCGAAGGACAATCTCATCGTCGGCGACCTGTGGCTCAAGACGCAGAAGTATTGGACGAGGTGGAAGGGGGAGAAGAACAATTCGCCGTCCATGCTTGCCGACTTCTACACGTACTGGCAGGGCGAAGCCAATAATTCTCCTTCCGTGCTTGTGCCCTTGTCCGATCGTGTGATTGACACGCTTGTCTGGGATGGTGCCGCTTGGAACCACATGGGCTATGCCGACGTGGAGCGCAATGCCGACGAAATCGCTCAGGCGAAGTCCGACATCGCGGATAACGCCGCGAAGACCACCGACGCCAAGAAGACCGCCGAGAATGCCGCTGCCGCCGCGAAAAACGCGCAGGGCACGGCTGATACGGCGAATGGTGCGGCGAAGACCGCGCAGGATACCGCCAATGCGGCCACTGCCGCTGCTAAGAGTGCCACCGCGACGGCAGGTCAGGCCAAGGAT